TTTCCTTAAATTCATCTCTGGCAATAATAGAATAATACTCAAAATTCTTTCTCTTATTAATCTCCGTAATAATTTCATCAATATTTCCAGGGTTGGAGGCAGAACAAACACTTGTTAAACGATATGAACTAATATTAAAGTGATTGTTAACGATTGAATCATATTTCACAGATTTATTTGACAAGTTCCCAATGCCGCAAGAAATGTCGCTTCCAGATGAATGAGACCCGTTTGCTTGCGAATAAACGCTGCATCCGGCGTGAGTCAAAACTTGTGTATTAATAGATTCCCAAACACTTTCCTTAATTGGTTCAGAATTTAATAAATGATACCCTCTGACGCATTTTGAAAAGTAATTGGAAAATTTATATTTTAGTTCAGATGTAAAACTAAGAGCCATGATATATAAAAGTTGCATTACCATTAATCTATAAAACTATAATCAATTTTTATTTTACATTTTATATTATTGAAAATACAATTTCAAAGGATTATATCCATACACGCTTTCAAGTCCTAAATGAGATATGCCATGGATTCCAACTGCAATAGACAACAACAAAATTAAATACATTGTTTTTCCAGGATATCCTTCATATTTTGATAATTTTGAATAATTTGTAACTATGACGATTAATGCAATAAATAAAAGAAACCCATTAATAATGTGCGCATAAAACGATGGAGGTAAAAGATCCATATATAATAAGAAAATATTATTCATCTTCTCGGCAATACTTCAGATCAAACAGATCGCTGTATTTTGTCTCAATCAAATTAATAAGCTGTTCGGCCTTTAGAAGCTTATCTCTCTTCAACATCTCAGCACCTTCTAGCATAAGTTCCTTGCAGTTCTTGAGAATAAAGGTGGCATACTTGTTTGCATCATCTATTAGATCAGCCACTTCATTGTCAATCATTTCCTTATACTTGTCACTTAAACTGGGATAAATAATCTTATTCTTTCCCATACCATAGTAAACAATCATCTTCTCAGCCAATTTAAACGCCTCTTCAAAGTCATTAATTGCGCCAGTTGTTATGCTAACGTCAAAAAAGATTTCTTCCGCAATTCTGCCTGCCAATAAGATTGCCAAATGTTCAAAAAGGGCTTCTTTCGTGTAAATGCTTGAAGTAGATCCCTCAAAAACTGTGTAAGCAGGACTTTTTGGCGACGACAAGTTGATAATAACTTTTGTCATTTTTGAGTGATGTTTTGCAACTAAACCCATTATAGCGTGACCCATTTCGTGAACTGCAATATGATCAATAATATCAGATGTAAATTGGTGGTCTGTTGGCTGCCAGCCTGCCATCATTTTATTCATAATGATATCAATATCTTGCGATGTCATTTTGTCATTATCATATCTAAGAGCATTTAACATTGCCTCATTAAAGAGATTCTCAATTTGTGCTGCAGATAGACCAAGCGTTAAATCAATCATATCTTTAATAACAATGGAATCATCGTATGGCTTTCCTTTGGTATGAATATTAATAATAGCTTCTCTTGTTGCAGCGTCTGGAAGACCAATATAAACGCGCTTATCAATGCGCCCGGGTCTTACAAGCGCAGGATCTAATAGGTCTGCGCGATTTGTTGCCCCTATTAGAAAAATTCCTGTATTATTTTTGAATCCATCTAACTGAACTAATAACTCGTTAAGAGTGCTGTCCCGTTCATTGGACGACGATTCACCATCACCAGAACGTTTCCTACCAATGGCATCAATCTCGTCTATAAATATAACACAAGGAATATTCTTCTTTGCGAGAGAAAAAAGTTCTCTAACTCTAGATGAACCAACACCGACGTATTTATCTTGAAATTCAGACCCGGAAACGGCAATAAATCCCGTTTTTGCTTCACCTGCAAGAGCCTTTGCAATTAGAGTTTTACCGTTTCCTGGAGGACCTTCCAATATAAGGCCCTTTGGAACTCTCACATTATATTTCGCGTATTTTGTATAATTGGATAAAAACTCCACACACTGTGAAAGCTCTAGCTTTATTTTATCAAAACCACCGACGTCCGAGAATTTTATTGGGTGCTTTGTAACAACCTCAAAATTGTCCGATTTTCTATCGCGATTTCTTCCGCGTCCAAAAATGTCGTCATCATCGTCGCCACTATTTTGAAATTGGCTAAACATTCCTTTATTAATAACAATGCGCAAACCTCCTTTTCGGCTATGCGGTTCTCCTGGATTTTTTGCATCTGAAGCATTTATTCCGCCATTAATTAATTTTTCTAATAAATCCAAATTTTCGTCATACTCTTTAGAATATTGCTCACCCAATATTTGATAATCGCGTTCTGTTTGATTCTTTGAGTTCAACTTGCGCAATTGTTCTTCGTAAAATGTTTTTGGTTTATATCCAGTATATCTGCGAACTTGTTGTTTATTATTTAAAATAGTTTCATTTTGTTCAGGAATATAATCAGGATTTAACACTTTATTCTCTTCTTGACTAGGTCTAGGCTTAGAGAGAGGGTATTTTCTAGGCGCACTATTTACGTTTGCAAAGTTGCTGAATCCGTTTGTAATATTTACAAACAACAAGAAAAACAAAATGAATTTCATATAAAATAATACAACGGATTATTTTATATTGTTTAACGTATTTTAATACTTTTTATTCAGAAGGCATTTGGGTATGTGTAATTGCAATCCTTCTTAAAGGGTCTGGAATGATGTCCGTCATTGGATTTCTTACTTTTTCAATATGTTGCGGTATTTCTATTATAGAAATTTCGCGATTTATTTTTTGATCGCGTTTTGATTTTAAATAAAATGAAACAAATGCACATAAAACTCCAATAGCAATTAGAATTCCTACACCAATACTAATTGAATCTGTTAGAGGCGATTGGTCAGATGCTCCTGCGCTAGATAATACATTTATAGCGGACGTTGGACTAAGAGTAGGGTAAATCACAGCATAATTGGAAAATGTAATTGAGCTTACGTTAAGCTTTACACCAAGGCAATATAGCTCTGAAGAAAAGTTATTATTATTAATTGATAATGTCAATTTATTTGCAATCTTATAATATGTTTCTAGTTGAGTTTTCTCGCCATTTAATGCAGGAGTTGTGGTTATATAATAGCTAACAATGAAGCTAGTTGATAAAACTCTTCGTTGAGTCTTTTTAATTTTCATATCTGAAACAGAAGATTCTACTATACCTGCTGTTTTTGCCACAACATTAGTAAAAGCCTTTTCTAAAGGATGAGAATCTGATGGGTATTGCGCCCACCCATTAGCACCCTGTTCTATTTGAAACGACAATGGTATCTCAGGAACTTCAATGCCTTCAATTGTAGGTTGGTTAAAGGTTATTGGAACAACTGGAATACTTTTATATGATGTTGGATAATGCGTTGGAGGTGGAGGCTGATAAATAGGCGGTAAAGCTTCAGTTGGTCTCATAGTTGGCGCAAAAATGTCATAAGGTCCATTAGAACCACTTCCTCCCTTTGTTCCACTATAAGCTCCGCTTCCTTTGACAGCATAACTATAATGATTATTTCTGCTGCTACTACTTCCACCGGTTGAGCCACTTCCTTTGATAGCATAACTATGATGCTTTTTTTTACCGCTACCAATGTTGCCACTGAAGACATAATTGTGAGACGCTCTTGAGTATTGCTTATATGATCCATGTTCTACATTAGTTGACCAGTGCTTCGCATTAGACCCTGCAGTGCTATATTTTGATTCAACGCCAGACCCATAGCTCGCATAAGATTTTTTAACAACAGAACCATAATTTGGTCCAGAACCATAATTGGCAGAGCCTTGAAGAAGTCTATCTAAATGCTTATTTATTATTTTTCCTCCAGTGGATAATGAAACAATTGATATTAATAAAAATAAAGATATTTGCATCCTATTTATATTAGTAAAAGGAAATTTTTATGTTGTTGCAATTAAACTATAGTTTCCCAGACAATTTCTGGCGGTGAAGGCCATTCGGAATAAGAAATTGCTTTACTTGTTGGTCTTTCCAATGACAGCAATTGTTCCAATGCCTTTTTGCGGCGTTCAACAGGTTCCATATTCATTGGCAATTGACGACTCAAATGTTTCCACCGCCATTCAAACTGCAAAGCCGCAGTCCAATCGGGAAACCCTTTCACGTAGCATACTCTGTACCATATCTCGCCCTTGGCGACTTTGGCCCCAGTTGCGTGTGCACCACCTTTAATTTCTTTATTGTGTTGTCTAAGACGGCGATCAACGTCAATCGTTGCGCCTACATAAGTAGCTTTATCTGACGATTCAAGAAGATAAACAAAAGACATAATATAATATAAAATGATTATTTTATATTGTATTTGGAAACTAAAAAAAGGAACTAAAAAAAAGAAACTAAAAAAAGGAACTAAAAAAGAGAAACTAAAAAAAAGGAACTAAAAAAAGAGCACTAAGAGATAACGACGTTTTGATTCAACTTGGCGCTTTCTTTGAAAAGGGTTTTAATATTTTCCAAATTGAATTCATCTGTTAGATACCATTCAATGTTGTCTAACATATTGGATATATCCAGCGAGTCACCTGGACTGTAAAAACCCTCGCAATCTGATTTGCATATTAGCTTATAAAGTCCTATAGCGCCAAAGAATATAAGAACATCAATAGTTTCAGGATTTTCAATGGCTGACAAGTAATCAACAATACTCTCTGGTTTCTGATTCTGAAGCGATCCTACCAATTCAAGAAGATGATAATGATATCGCATTTCAATCTTTGTCTCAGATGGGTTAACGTCTTTTGTTTCATCAATAAACCATTTTAAACAAGCGCTGGCAATTGCAAAACGAATTTCGTTCCAAGTGGTATAGCCGCACGACACTTCAATATCCCCGCAAGATAGATCAATTCCCATTTATATATTAACGAGTAAAATGTTTAATATATAATTATGTTAGAATTTATTAAGTTAGTATTTTGCATAGCAGTTTTCTTTCTTTAAATATCAGGAATATAATATATAAAATGTAGACTTAAAGAAAATGCCAGAAAATCTGGGGGCAAAAGTGTTTCCAAAAATCAAAAAAGGACAAAAAAAATGTCCAATTTTCAAAACCGCCGACCTTTTATGAAAAAGGGGTCAAAATTTCTCCCATGTTAGCATAAAGGTAAGAAAAGCCAAAAAAAGTCGGAAAAAAGTATTACGCTAATTTTTATATATTTTTGGGTAAAAAGATTTAGGAGTTTTTTCTGTTGATAACTTAAGCAACAGATGTCAACACAAAAAGCGCAAAAAAGCGCCGAAAAATTCCATTGCGATTCATGTAACGTTACATGCTCTAAGAAAAGTGATTGGACTAGACACTTATTGACAGCAAAGCATAAAAAATCAACAGAAGCAACATTTAGCAACGAAAAAAACGCAGCAGCTTTTAGATGTGAATGCTGTGGTCAGTCATATAAAGAGAGAACTGGATTGTGGCGTCATAGCAAAAAATGCCAAAAAGCGCCAAAAAGCGCCGAAAATATAGAATTGGTAAACATGCCTGTTATTGATATGTCTTATAATATTATACTTGAAATTGTAAAGCAAAATCAAGAGTTTAAAGAACTTTTAATGGAGCAAAGCAAGGAAAATCAAAAGCTTCAACAGCAGCTAATAGAAATGGCAAAAGAAGGAAAGACTATAAACAATAATACTACAACAAATAATAACTTCAACTTGCAGTTGTTTTTAAATGAAAAGTGTAAGGATGCATTAAATATAGATGATTTTGTGGGGCAGATAAAGCTGCAATTGAGTGATTTGGATATGATAGGTCGCGTAGGGTATATGGAAGGTATGAGTAAAATATTCTTGCGGAATTTAAAAGCACTGGACGTATCCAAACGCCCAATTCACTGCAGTGACTTGAAGAGGGAAGTTCTATACGTAAAAGACAAGGATGCTTGGGAGAAGGAGAATTCTGAGAACTTTAAAATCAAGCGCGCGATAAAAGAGATAGAATGTAAAAATATAAAACAAATACCAAAATGGAGAGAAGAAAATCCAACAGCGGATGACACCGAAACCAAGAAGCACATGGAGTATCAGAATATATTGTTGGAGGCTATGGGAGGAGCAACGTCAGAAGATGATAACAAGAAGCACGAAAAGATAATTAGGAACATTGCGAAGGAGGTTGTAATAGATAAAAGTGTTGTTTAATAGCTTTTTCTCTCTTGAATTGAAAAATAAGATGTCATATTTTAAGCAAATTATGATATCAAAGTGTAAAGAAGTCTACTTCTTGGACTTACTAACTTTCTTAGTTACCGGTGCAGAAATTTCAGTTTCAAGGACGGTATTTTCCATTTCTAAGGATTCTATGGCAATTTCGGAAGAAGAGTCGCTATCATCCTTCTTCTTGAAAGAGTTAGACTTACAGTTTCTCAAATGCGCAGACAAACTCGCCTTATTCTTGCCTTCATAAACATTGCAATGCGGGCATTTCAAGTTTTCATTATCAATCAATCCAAATTTAATCAATATATTTTTGATTCTGGGCAACTGAATCTCTTCAAGTTTATCCAGTAGCTGTTTACTATTCGTTTTTACCATTTCTAGAATTGATACTTTCTGGATAGCAAAATTGCGATATTCATTTGAGAGCTCCTCTATATCGTTTTTAGTAGTTGGATACATATGATCATCGTCAACTTCATTTGAACTATTAATAATGTTTAACTTTGCAGATAAATTATCAACAATATCAATTGCAGTCTTTAGTTTTTCTGCATCATATTGACAGTTGGGTATGTAAACGTGAATCAAGTTGTTAACAATGTCAATTTGGAAACTATCTTTGAATGTGATAGGAGTTTTTTGAGAGATAAATATACCATGTGCCTTTTGAATTTTAAGATCTCTCTCAAACTTTGTTACTTCATCAGTTGAAACACTGCGATTGTAATCTTTATTCTCAAATAAAATGGTTGGTTTATCCTTATTTTTTCTATTAACCTTGAAGTCACAACTAGCAGTTTCAGATGAAACTCTAATTATTTCATCACTTGGCATAATAGATTGAAGCATAAAATATAGCTCACTTTCAGAAACCCCACCCTTCAAACTGGAGTTGTGTTTGTATTTATTCAAGAAATCATTCAATTCGGCAGTCAACTTTTCTTGCATAATATTCTGTTGAGACATTTCATCCTTTACCTTTTGGATTCCTCCGATGGTTCTCTCTTCGCTTGATTGAACCAATTGAAAAATTGGAGTCTGGATGCTTGAAACCATCTTAGAAAAGTTGCTTTCAATGTTATCTATAATAACTTTTGACGAATTTTCATCCTTATGCTTCGTTTCAAGCAATTTTTTGGTATCTTGTTCAATAGAGGAGCAAAAAGTCTTGATGCAATTTTCAATCTGGAGATAATTTTTGTCTTGGCTCTTGGGGACAATGTCGTTAATGATGGCAGTTATAGAAGATGTTGTCCTAGCCAACATGCTATCTGCATTACGATCAATGAGAGAAGATAGTTTTTCATTATTTGACAATATGTTGTTTGTTAATTGCGTCTTCAAATCCTCTACGTATTCCTTCTTGGTTTGATTCATCTTTTCGTTAAAGTTGGTAATGATATCATTCCGAAAGGAGGACACATTTTTGTCTATGTCTGAAACAATGGATAGGATCTTTGAGTTAATAGTAGAGTTCACTGTTGCCGTTAGGTTAGTTGAGAGACTTTTCAGAATATCAATTAACATAAGATTCATTGCGACTATATCTACGTGAGGGTTCTCTCTGTAATAAGATAGAATAGTCTCATCTGTAATCGTAATAGACTTTGTATCCATTTGATTAATATATTATATTTCCTTTAATACATAATATATTATTTACTTTAATTTTTTAGTAATTTTTGGTTCTAAATTAGTCCAAACTAGAAAGCTTATTCTCTCATCTTGTGTAAACCAAAAGTGAAAAGAGTTGATATCTTGTTACGATAACATCGTGAGCCTTTTTCCGAAGCCTTTTGTGCGAGCTTTTTCCGCGCGGAAAAATTACATTAATTTTTTAAGTAAAATTAGAATCTTTTTAACGTAAAAAAATAATTTACTTTAAATTTCAAAGTAAATTTAGAAAAAAATTAGAGTAAAAAAATATTTTGGTCCAATTTTAAAAGCAAATTTAGAAATAAATTAAAGTAA